ACTCATTATGAAAACAATAACAGCAGAAGAATTTTTAAAACAAAAAGATGAAGCCTTAGGTACACTTTGGACAGACTCTGACGAAGATATTTGTAAAACTTTTATAGAATTTGCTAAACTTCATTGTATAGAACAAGCTAGAGTGATTAGTGAAAATGCTAAAACTAAGTGGAATGGAGAATTTATCGAAATTCCAATAGATACAATTACAATAGACAAGGATTCAATTTTAAATGCTTACTCACTTGATTTAATTAAATAATTATGACACCCAATAAATACATAACAGTAATGTTTCCATATCCTAGTGGTGAAAAATTACATATAGGTCATTACTATAATTATAGTATTGTAGATTCTTATTGTAAATTACAAAAACATTTAGGATATTCTGTATTTCAACCATTTGGGTATGATAGTTTTGGACTTCCTACTGAAAATTATGCTAAAAAAATAGGTAAATCTTGTTTAGAAACAACTGAATTAAATATTATATCTTTTGAAAATCAAATGGAAATAATGAATACAAGTTGGATTAATAAATTATCTACTCATTCTTTAGAATATCAATTAAGAACTCAGTGGCTATTTAATAAATTGTTAGAACATGGATTAGCATATAAAGCAATTAGAAAACAATTTTATTGTAATTCTTGTGAAACTACTTTAGCAAATGAACAAGTTGAACATGATAAATGTGAAAGGTGTGGAAATAAAGTTATTGAAAAAGAATTAAATCAATGGTTTTTTAAGATTACTGACTATAAAGAAAGATTAATTAAAGATTTAGAATTAGTAGACTATCCTTCTAGTTCTAAACAAATACAAATTAATTGGTTAAATAATTTACAAGATTGGTGTGTAAGTAGACAAAGAAAATGGGGGTGTCCTATTCCTGTTGAAGGAGAAGAAGATACCTTAGATACTTTTGTAGATAGTTCTTTTTATACAATAGAATATGATAAATCAAGACCTGTTGATTTATATGTAGGAGGGATAGAACATACTACTAAACATTTAATTTATGCCAGATTTATATGTAAATTTCTATTTGACATAGGATACATAGATTTTAATGAACCTTTTTTAAAAGTTGTTCATCAAGGCATGATATTAGGAATAAATGGAGAAAAAATGAGTAAGAGTAAAAACAATGTTATTAGCCCTGAAAATTATGATCCTCAATTGCTTAAAATTAATTTAATGTTTATTAATCACTATTTTGAAGGTGGTAAATGGCAAGATTTAGCTTATAATGGAGTTAAAAAGTTTAGAAATAGACTATTTACTTGGTTAGAAAAATCTGATGATACTACAGTAGGAGTAACTGATTTAGCAATAGAATCTTTTGAATTGACTATAATTAACTATTTTAAATGCTGGAAAGTAAATAAAGTAGTATCTGAATGGATGATATTTTATAATACTAATAAAAATAAAACATTATCTACTAAACAAACTCTTTATTTAAAATCATTTTTTAACACATGCTTTTAAAATAAAATATAAATTATGAAAATAAAAATCAAAATTAAATATTAATTACTAACTTAAAAACAAAAATTATGAGCATTAGAAAAATTAAATGCAAATTAGCAGATTTGATAGAACAACGTGAAACATTACATTTTAGAGAACCTAAAGAAACTTATGTAAAAAGATCACGAGAATTAGAAACAGAAATTGAAAGAATGGAACAAAAATTACTTTTTGAAAATTCATTAAGACCATTTAGATTAGTATTAATATTTTTTACATTAGTGTCTTTAAGTTTTGGATTAACATTGATTTTTAAAGAATTACTAAATTAAAAATATGTTTTTATTTGATAAAATTAAAAAGTATTTTACAAAAAATAAATACACTACTAATAATGTATTAATTGTTACCATTGTTAATGAAGAAGAAAAACAATTATATAAAGCTTTAGGAATTACTTCTGAAAGATTGGCTGATTTAATTAATATAGTAGCTTCAGTAAGAGCAAATAATAATAATACAGCTTCTGCATTAAAAACAATAGGATTAAGAGTTACTAACATAAACGAATTTATAATTTGTCATGAAATGTACTTACATCTTATTAAAACTTATAATATTAACTAAACTAATTAAATATGGAAACAGAAATTGACTTTAGAATGTGGAGTTTTGTAAAAAGTGATCCTAAAAAATCAAAAATGTTTTATGACACAAATATAGTAATGGAATGTTTAAAACAACAAAAATTGTTTGATACTGGTGGAACAACAACAAAAGGTTTTGACCATATTTCAGATGGAAGTTCTTTTTTACAATTTTCAAGTTTTAAAGATGTTGATGGAATAAAAATATTTCAAGGAGATGTTTTAAAAGTAGTATCTAAAACTTTTGATTTAATGTTTATGATTGTAGAAATTCGATTTGAAAAGGGGTCATTTGTCTGCTATAATAAATTTGCAAATTGGGGATTATTAAACCGACTTTTTCAAACTGATATGTCTACCGAATATATAACCAAAGTTATAGGTAATATCAAAGACAATCCTGAACTTATTATTACAAATAATTAAACTTAATAACAACTAAATATGAAAACAGAAATTATTAACTCAGTAATAGGATTTAATTTTAAACATGATATTAAAGACTTACAAGGTAACTTAATTAGAACAGGAGTTACTACTACTTATCCTAATGAATTAAGAAATAATGAAACTTTAAAATTAATAGATACTAAACTATTTACTCATTATAATCAAAATCTTTTAAATCAAATAAAAGAATTAAGAAAAATAAATGATTAATAATGAATATTAAAATTTCTTATGAAGAAAGTGAAATTGCAAATATTTTAAATAATATTATAGTAGATCCGGATAAAGATTTTTTTATTAAAATGATTACTCCATTAATTTGTAAAGATTATGTGGTTTGTCATAAAATAATAAAAAAATATAATCCTGATTTATTTAAATCCTGCAATGCAATAGCCATATAAGGTCAAAAACATTAGTTTTTAATATAGTTTGGTAAATGTAATATTTATATTTACTAAACTTTTTTAAACAATGCCGTACTATCAATTAGCAAATGGTAAAACAATAGTTCTTTCTATTGAACAATATCTTGAAATGAGTGATGATGATATTCAATACATGATCTCAATAGATTTCGGTGAAGTACTCATAAACCCCTTTGTTAATTCTGCTATAACAAAAAATAGCAAAGAAAAACACTATGATTTTGATTATTCCCCGGATGATGATGATGTCAATGAAGATGAATTTCTTGATGACACATTAGATATTTCAGATGATGAATAATAAATCTTAAAGTGTAATAATTGTTTTTTAATACTAAATAATTGTACAAAATGGAAAAGTTAACACAAGAATTAAAAAAAACTCAATTAAATTGTAATAATCATTACAAAAATTACCCAACAGATAACTACTCTAATTACCAAAACTACTTATACAAAAGAGTTTTATATGGTTTAGATTCATTACCAGAAGAAGAAGTTCTTAATATGTGTAATAATAAAAGAAAAAGAATTGTAAGTGTGTACAATAGAACTCAAGTGATTATTAATAGATTCAAACAACAAATTACAGTTGTTCAAAGTAATTTTATAATTAATCTTTTATTTCCTAATTCACCTTTATATAGTCTTTTTACAGAAAAAACAGAAACAGATGATTCTTTTAAAAATAAACTAAGTTTTAAAGATTTAGGTATATCAAAAGATCAATTAATCAATGTTTTTATAACAGAAGGTATTCTCCCTAAAAATTTCTTAAATTTAAATGAGAAACCTAATGAATTACCAAGATTAAAAAGCTTTTAACTTTTGATACCAAAATTAAAAATTTGTGACAAATGTCAAAAAGAATCTATTATTTGGAAAAGTAGCAATACAGGAGGATTAAAACTATGTAAACAGTGCTGGAATATTTACAGCATAAATAAAACACAAAATCCAACAAAATTTAGTATATCTCCTGTATCTACCAAAAGAAAAAAAGCAAATGTTGAGTATAATAAACTTAGATTAAAATTCCTTGAACAAAATCCTTTATGTCAAATTAAATTTGAAAAATGTACTTATTATGCAGGAGAAGTTCATCATATTAGAGGTGGGGAAGAAAGAAGTGTTTATTATTTAATTCAGTCTACATGGGCTGCTACTTGCAGAAACTGCCATTCTGAAATACATCTTGAAAGTAAAAAAGCAAGAGAATTAGGATGGTTAAAATAATTTTAAATATAAAAAAATGACTAGAGATGATATACAAAAACAAGCTTTAGATGCTACAGTAGGTAAAAGAAGAGTTTCTGTGGTTTTAGGCACTGGAGTTGGAAAAACTCTTGTTGGCTTAAATCATATTGAAAATACCACTACTGAATTAATGAAATGTTTGATAGTAGCACCTAAAAAAGCAATTTTTAATTCTTGGATTGATGATGCTAAAAGGTTTAATAAAGAACATTTACTTAAAAGAATAGTGTTTTCTACTTATCTAAGTTTAAATAAACATAATCCAGATGATTATAATAATGTTTATTTAGATGAAATGCATAGTTTATTAAGTAGTCATACTTTATTTTTAAATAAATTTAAAGGTGTAATACTAGGACTTACTGGTACACCACCTAAATATCAAAATTCTATAAAAGGAAAAATTGTTGATCAATACTGTCCTGTAGCTTATACTCATAAAGTAGATGAAGCTATTGAAAACCATATTATTAATGATTATCAAATTATTGTACATGAATTATATTTAAGTTCTGCTAAAAATTATGAAAATAAATCAAAGTATAGTACTTATCTTACGAGTGAACATGATAATTATAATTTTTGGACTAATAAAATAGCTAGTGGTATAGGTAATATTCAAATGGCTCGAATAATGAGAATGAGAGCTTTTATGGAATATTCTACTAAAATAGAATATACTAAATTATTATTTAAATCCATAAAAAGTAAATGTATATTATTTGCAAATACTCAATTACAAGCAGATTCATTATGTGAACATAGTTATCATAGTAAAAATCCTGATTCTGAAGTTAATTTAGCTTTATTTAAAACAGGAGAAATTACTAAACTATCTACTGTACATCAATTAAGTGAAGGTGTTAATATACCAGAACTTAAACAAGGTATAATTATGCATTGCTATGGTAATGAAAGAAAGTTTAATCAAAAATTAGGACGTTTAGTGAGGTTAAATCCTGATGACAAAGCAATAGTTCATGTACTATGTTATATGGACACTGTGGACGAAAAATGGTGTAAAGAAGCCTTATCTGATTTAGATCAAACTAAAATTATTTGGAAAAACTTTAATCTTTAAATTTTTATGAAAACTTATTCTTTTATATTATACAAAAATGTTGAGCATAACAATGATTTTATAATGGCTTGCATTATTAAATTTTGTAAAATAGATTCTTTTGCCGCAGAACAATGTATTTTAATTATGAATAATGCAAATAAATGTTTTATTAAAATAGGTTCTAAAAATGAATTATGTTTAATTAAACATAAGTTTGATAAATTAAATTTTAAATCTAAAATTAAAGAATATGTTCCAAGTAATGTGCACGAATAATGCAAATAAACCATCCAATATTCCTAATTCAGAATGGTTAATTAAAGATAAAATTTATACAGTGGTTGAAGTAAAAACTTTGGCTTTACAAAACAACACAATTGGTTATGTACTAAAAGAAATTCAATTATCGGAAGAATCTTTTCCTTATGAATTTTATAGTGCTTCAAGATTTAATATTATAACCACAAATGTACTTCAAGAAGAATTAGTTGAAGAATTAACTTATTAAAAACAAACTTTATGATTAAAATGATAACCCCTTTTATTTGGGTATATATGATTATGTTCAATATTTTCTTTTTTTGGTTCTGGTATGAATGGTGTCAAACACATAGTATATTAAGTAATTTATTTGTAGGACCTTTTACAAGTATGTTTAAAGCTATTTTATTTCCATTTTTTATTTAAAAATGAGTTATACATTAGAAACCATAACTGAAGAATATGATTGTTTGATATTATCAAAAAAAACCATGTCTTTTAGGATTTTTGCTGATAAAAGAAATTACTTAATTGCTCTTTTATATTATGAATTTAAACAACTTGAAATAGATATAAGTGCTTTGTTTAAAATTAAAAGAAGTGTAGTTCATTATAGTAAATCACATCCTTATTTATTTTTAAGTCTTAATGATTCAATCTATATGGATAATATAGAAGAGTATTTAACAAAATATCCTTTTGTATTTCCTGTACCTGAAGATAGTAGATCTACTAAAGTAACAGTAAAAGTAATTTTAGATATTGAAATTAAAGATTTTAAGAAATTAAAGAAAATGGCAAAAGCAAGAAATATCAAAGTATCTGAACTAAGTAAGTTTTTACTTAAAACTTTACTGTATGATTGAAAAAAGTAATAATACTAATTATAAAATATGAAAGAAATAAAAACTGTATTAGAAGGAATTTATAATAATCCTGAATTAAGAAAAACAATTGTTCCTTTATTTATAGGAAACCCAGGATTAGGTAAAACAGTGATGATAGAACAATTTGCAAAAGATAAAGGTGTACAATTAATAGAAATAATTACATCTCAAGTATCACCTTTTGAAGTCAGTGGAATTTGTATTCCTGATAAAGATACTAAGCAAATGATGTATTACAATTTAGATAGGTTAGAAAACTTAAAAGATGGTGATATTTTGTTTTTTGATGAATTACTTAATGGTAATCCAATAGTGTTAAATGCTTGTTTAACAATGTTAGAACAACGCAGATTTATTTCTGGTAAAAACTTACCTGATATTATGATTGTAGCAGCTTCTAACTGGCAAGGAATGTGTCCATTAACTCCTCAAATTAAAGAAAGATTTGTATGGTATGATGTAAAATTTAATTCTAATTTATGGAATGAATTTATGACAAAAAAATACAATCTTGTGCCAAGTATTATTTCTAAATTAGTATCTTTGATTACCAAAGAAGATTTTACAGGTAACAATTTTAATACTCCAAGAAGTATTGATAAAGCTATTAATATGTTAATTCATAATATACCTACTCCTTATAGTCATTTAGAAGATTATCTTTCAGAATTAATTGAAAATACTACTAATGAACCTATTTATTTATCAGAAAATAGGAATTTAGAAGTTAATGAAAAGATTAGATGGATAGATTTAATTAAGTATAAAAAGAATTGTTATATAGAATCTACTGTACCAAAAAATGATGATGTATTTGTATGTCCTGAAAAATGGTGTGTTAAAAATTCGATCAGCAATGAATCACAATTAATATATGATTATGCTAATATTCATGGTTCTAAAGGTCCTTACACGAGTGGTACATACTTTCATTTTCCTTCTTTTGATGGTTGTACAACATCTCAGAAATCAGAAAACCAATACACAGAAATTACATTTGAACAATTTAAAACCCACATTTTAAAAGTATAATTATGGAATTATTAACAAGTAAAAAATTTATTTTACCAAAAGTATTTTTTATAACAGAAAGATCAGAAATAAAAGATATTCCAATAGGCATTCCTTTTATAATAGGTTCTTTAAGTATAAAAAATGTTTTAATAAGAGTATTAGAATATGAAGTTCTTTATCAAAGAGCTTTATTATCAGGGTATCCTTTTAATTTTAAACAAATATTATTAGACAATGGATATTTAGACATTAAAGATTTAGATTACACTTTTGGAACAGCACCCCGTATAGAATTTTCATCAGAAAATTATCTTGAAAATGAAGAATTAGATTTGTCTAAACCTTTATATGAATGTAATAGAGCATTTACAGAATATGTAAAAGATAGTAGTTGTTATGTAGATATAGAAAAACTTAAACAGTTAAATGTATTTCCAATATGGTTAACAGATAACATAGAAAAAGCAATTACTACTAATATACATAACTATGCTTCATTTGATTATAATTTATATAATAAAAAATTAGAAGGTGTGTATGGAGCTTTAGAATTAAAATCTCCTGGCAAAAATTTAATTATTATTGATATAAGTAGTAGTATTCCAAAAGCAGTTTCAACAACTTGTTTAGCATTAGCTAAAAATCTTTCAGAATCTTTTTATGCAGATTTATTAATAACAGGTAGTAAAAGCATTTTATATCATTATGAAAATATATATGAGTTAAATGTAGAAACTATATATGAAATGGGAATGAATAATGATCAATCTTATTTTAAAAAGTTATTAACATCTGAAGAAAAGATCTATAATACTGCTATTGTATTTGGTGATAATGATCATCCAGGACATGCTTGGAGTGGGAGAGATAAAAAAATATCTGATACAGATGGTAAAAAATTATGTAAATGGAAAATAGATAAGTTAATATCTTTTCATACTAAAGGAACAGATGATTTAGCAGGATATTCCAGATGGTTTAGTCCGAAACAAGAAGAAAGAGTTAGTGATTGGGTAAAGTACCTAAATAAATAGTAACAATTAATAAATAAATAAAGTAACATGAAAAAAATGTTTTTAAAATCTAAGGATTTAAAATTAGTAAATGGAGGGTATTTAGTTACAAAAGATGACACTCCTGTATTTAATGAAGAGTTTGTATCATTACAACAACATGCTGAGTATATAATCACTTTTGCTAAATTAGCTAAAGGAAAAGATTTTGTTGGAAAACCAGCAGATAGTATTGAATCTTTACAAACACAAGTTAAAGAGTTATTGTATAGTACTAAAAATACAGTTTTTATAGCTTCTCCTACTGTAGTAGGAAGACCTGTAACTGAAAGTTTAAAACTAGAAGCATTAGCATTTTTAGATTTTCAAGATAGTCTTTCTGACACAACTAAAATCAATGCTTTCTTACAGCAATTTAAATTATTAGCTGAATTTGAAGAATTTGGTTTATTTTTTACAGAAGATGTTGTAAAACTTAACCGTATTTACACAATGAAAGAAGTAATTAATGCAGTTACCTCTACTATCAAATTATTAAATTAATTAATTAAATCTGATTTAAACACTTATTAGTTAATTCTAGTAAGTGTTTTTTTATTATCCAAAAATATATGAAAGAACAAATAGAAAACGCAATTGAATATTTAAAAGACACTAATATTAGAGGTTGTATAACAGGTAGTGCTTTATTAGGGTATTTTCCTGATGAAAAATATCCTCAAGATGTAGATATATTTTGTTATGATGAAAAATCATTTACAGAATTATATTTTATGTTATATCATAGTGAATTGTTTACAATTCTTGATCCATTAGAAAAATGGAAAAGTGATATGTTTAGAACCAGAGATAATTTTAGTAATAAACACCATACAGGAGTTACCACTATTAAATTTAAATACAATACTTGTATTGATGTAAATATTATTCTTAAAAAGAATTGTAATAATATATTTAGTGTACTATCTTCTTTTGACATAAATATTATATGCAAAGGTTATGATTTACAAACTAAAGAATATTTAGATTTAACTACTAATCCTGGTAATACAGCTTCTTGGAATAAATGGAATACTGCTTTTAACAGTTCTGAAGTTTGGCAAATATCAAGAATATTAAGACAATTAGAAAGAGTTTTTAAATACCATAAACGTGGTTACAATTGTGATAATGTAGTATTAAAATACATTGATCTTATTGATAACATACAATTATTTGAAAGTATTTTTAATTCAGAAAGTTTTAATGAAAAATTAAAAATTACACAGGCAAATACAAAAATTGTAAAAGAAATATGCCAAGTGTGGTTAACCACTCACGAGATTACAGATGCTCAATTAGAAATTTTAAAAATTAAAATTAAAGAAATTTAACACCAACAAAATATGGCAACAATAGACGATTTATTAAATTCTTTGCAAAAACCATTTGATAAAAAAACATTAGACAATAATAAAGATACTTGGTCTAGAATAGGACAAAGAGATTCTTTTTTAGAATTAGGTCTTAAAACAACAGAATTAGAATCTTTTGTTAAAGAATTTATAAGTGATAACCCTTACAACAACATTTAAACATGACAAATTTTAAAAATATAGAATATTTTATTAAAGAAAACGATTTAATAATATTAGAAGATTCTGGTAATGGTCGTAATTCAAAATCTACAATAATTTCAGGATATGCAATAAGTATTGGTGAAGAAGATACTACTACTATTATGGCTGTTTTAAATTCTATTAATTTAGAATCAAGTACAAATTATCCTGAATTAGAACGTGTATTTAAAGTAGCCTTACGTTCTAATTATGGAAGATGGTGGGATAATGAAGAAAACAGAAAACAGTATAAAATAGCAATATGAAATCCTTTCTCGGTAAAGCAAAAATTCCTATAATTAAATTTTCTATGTTACCAGATAATACTTTTTTTAATGGAGAAATTCCAGAAGGGTATAATTTACTTGTATGCCCAGGAATTTATACTGTAATTGATGTGGATATTGATACTGAGAAAAATAAAAATGGATTTAATAATATACCTGCTGATATTTACTTTGAATTAAGAGAAACTTTTAATTATAAAACTAAACGAGGTGGTGGTCATTATTGGGTACTTTATACTGGTAATAAACAATTAGGAAATAAAACTTCTGAGTTTGATATAGATTTAAGAGTAGGAGAAAGAAAAGGTAATGCAGGAGGATATGCAAAATATGTACATTCTGTAGATATTAGAGAATGTACTCATTTAATTAACAGTACTTCTTCAAATCTTAATAACTGGCTTGAAAGATTATTTAGTTATGTTTAAACAAGTAACTCTTAGATATATTATTTAAGAGTTACTTTTAACTTTTTATTTATGAAACATCTTGAAAAATGTAAACCTTTTTGTAAAGAAATTATTTTAGAACATTTAACTATTATATCAAAATTAAATACGCAATTATCTAATATTTTATTAAATAGAGTTTATGGTTTAGGGTATAACCTTTTTGCATTAAGTTTAGAATTAGTATTATTAAAAAAAATGGGTTATATTGATGAAGATGTTCATACCAATATCTTAAATATGGTTAAATCAAAAAGTGAATATGATTTTAATGTAGCTGTACTAGCTATTACTAATATTAGAAAATTAAGAATAACAGAACATGGTAGTATGGAAACAAATCCTAATGCTTACACTTTAATATCAAAGATATATCTTAGTGAGATACTAAATCTCAAATTACTTAATGAATTTGTATGTAATGATGGAAGAAAATAATTTTATTAATTTTGAAAAACAAATAGTTACTGCTTTAGAATCAGGTAATGAAAAAGATTATTATTACTATATTTTAGAAGTATGTGATGGTATAACTTTATTTTCTTCTGATAGTACTGAAATAGTAAATAATAACTGGTATATTAAATGTTTTGAAATACCTTCTATTAAAATAGAAAGTGTTGAAAAATTAACTGAATTTTTAGAATTAATTAACGGTATTACAAAATGTACTTATGTTTAATGGAAAATTAATTAAAAAAAATGGAAAACTTACTTATTTAGAAACAAAAGATAAGTTGGTTTATGAAAAATTTGAACTTAGTTTAAAAGAAGATCAAATTGTAGATATGTATTTAGATTTAATTAATATTACTCATAGTAAAGCTCAACTTGCAAAAGTACATGCTTGTATAAGAGAATTAGCTAATGAATCTGGATATACTTTTGAAGAAATGAAAATAGCTATTAAGCTTGAATCTGGTTTGTATAAAGACAATAACGGTCATAGAGAATGTAAATCTTTTATTGAATGTTCAAAAGAAGAATTAATGTTGGCTATAAATACATGTATTCAAATAGGAAAAGACAATTATAATCTTAGTCTATAATAGGAGCTATATAACCAGCATCTCCTGGTTCTAAAATAGTTTTATCTATATATAGATCGTTGATTTTACTTTCTTTTTCAATTTCCATTAATAAAAGAATTGTTGTAAAAAGTGCTCTTTGTAATGGATCTAAATTTTTATATTCTTTAGCCATTATTTCTTTAATGTATTCAGTTTTATCTTTTACTTCAATATGCTTAAACAGATATAAGGATAGGTCTTTTACCATTAAATAATAAGCCTTATTTACTTTTATTGCTATGATAGCATCATCTTTTAATTCTTTTACTTGTATTGACATGTGATTGATTTTTTACAAAAATAATATTATTATGCAAGAAAAAATAGATTTAGCTGATATTAAACAAAAAATATTTACCATGTTTGAAAAAAAAGGATGGGGTAAAGTATTTAAACCTTTTATATTTAGTTATGATTTTGACAATATTATCTATAAACTTGTTAATGAATCAAATAAAAATAAAAGATTTACTCCACCTTTAAAAAATGTATTTAAAGCATTTGAAGAATGTGCGTATGATGAATTACAAATAATTATAGTTAACAATCATGTTTATCCTTATTTTGGAGCTGCTGATGGTTTAGCTTTTAGTTGTAGTCAAACACAAAAAATTAGTCCTGATTTACAACATATTTTAAATGAAATTAATAGAACTGTTTATAAAGGTCATCCTGGAAGTTTAGATGTAAATCTTAAAAGATGGGCTAATCAAGGAATACTTCTTTTAAATACAAGTCTTACTACTACGGTAGATAAATATGGTCAACATGAAGATATTTGGTATTTATTTATAGATTATTTATTTGAATACTTGAATAAACATGAAACAGGATTAATTTATATTTATATGAATGAAGATTCAAAATGGATTGAAATGATTGATGAGAATAAAAATTATAAATTTACTGTTAAACACCCTGGGATTTTTAAATCTATAAAGAAAGGAAGATGGGATTCTGATAATTTATTTAATAAAGTATCTGATTTAGTATTAAAATTAAGAAACTATAAAATAAATTGGTAATGAATAATGTATTTATAACTCTTATAAAAAATGATTTAAAACCAGATACCTATTATGTATTACATTGTATTAATGAAAATATAATACCTAATGAATATGTAAATGCTTCTATTGAAAAAATAAGATTAATAAAAAATGGTTGGCTTAGTGAGGATTTAAAAATTACTTTAAAAAGTATACCTTTGCTAACTGAAATAAATAGTTTTTTTAAAAAAAATAAACAAAAAACATCTTCTGATGTAATGGGTTTATTATTTGAAGAAAAAATTATTACCTTTTTAGAAATATTCCCTAATAAAAAATTATCATCTGGCAAATATGCAAGAGTTAATTCTAAAAATTTAGAAGCTCCTTTTAAATGGTTTTTTGAAAATTATAGTTATTCATGGGAAGAAATAATAAAAGCTACTGAAAAGTATGTAGATGAATTTAGTATTAGAAATTATCAATTTATGAGAAATTCTCAATATTTTATAAGAAAGCAAAATATAGATAAAAGTTATGAATCTGATTTAGCAACTTATTGTGAATTAATAAAAACAAACCCTGATAATGAAAATATTAATTATTTTACAGAAAGGATAGTATGAGAAAAACCTTAGTATTAATAGTATTTGCAGTAGTAAACTTTTTGATATGTTTTAGTATAGTAGATTTATTTATTGTTAAAATATCCATTTATCAATGGTTATTAATAGAAATAGTAGTAATTATATTTCATACATTTTATAACAGTCAAAAAGATAAAATAATCACTCATATCTAACAAAATGACAATATTATTTAATGGTGCTCAACCACTATTACCCGTAAGTGAAAGAGATGCTCTTAAAAAAGCAATTTTAAAAATAAAAGCTCGACGACAAGGTGATATAAAATCATTAAAAAGTGCTTGGGCTAAATTTAATGATGCTTTTTGTGATGGATTAGAATGGAGAACAATCACTGTAGTAGGTGCTAGACCAGGAACAGGAAAAACTTTATTTATGGAACAGTTGATTAGTGATATAATAGTTCACAATCCTAATGAAGATTTTAGAGTTTTAAAATTCCAAATGGAAATGGTTGATGAAACAAGTGGTGTAAGAAAATTAAGTCTGAATACAAGTACTGATTACAATACATTAATGAGTAAGGATGGAAAATTAGTTGATAAAAAGATTTATGATAAATGTGTTGAGTTTTATGAAAATACTAAATTTAATGACAAAATTAATGTGATATATGATGCTTGTACTGTTGATGAAATGTGTGCTACTATTCATTATGAAATGGAAAAACATAAATCAGAAGATGGTACATATACTAACATGTTAGTAGCAATAGATCATGCCGCATTATTTAGAGTTGGTAAAGGTCAAAGAGATAAATTTGAAATGTTAGGGTCTTTAGGAGAAGCCTTAACAATGATGAAAAAAAAATATCCAATTGCTTTTATAGTATTAAGTCAACTTAACAGAAATATAGATAATCCAGATAGACAACGAGATGGTGAATATGGAAATTATGTGTTAGATTCCGATATATATGGAAGTGATGCACTTTTACAACACACCGATGTTTTAATAGGTATTAATAAACCTTCTATAAGAAAAATTAGACAGTATGGTCCAGAAAGATTTATAATAAATGATGAAGATATTTTAGTATTTCACTTTTTAAAATCTAGAAATGGTACAACAAGAATTAGTTTTTTTAAATTAGATAGGACAACAATGCGTATTATTGAAATTGACACTCCTGCTCAAGCAACAAAAAAAATCTCATATTAAATACACACAATGAGCATTAAAAAACAAAAAGAAGAAGAATTTTTTATACACCATAAACCTGTATTTAAAATATTAGGATTAACAAATCCATTATTTATGATTAAAACAGCTTTTTTTCAAAGAGGATCTTTAGGAAAACAAGTTCAATTCTTTGATTCTGAATTAAAAAAACATGAAGATATTTATATTGAATTGTATGATAATTTAGTAGATGGTGGAAAAATTATAGATATGATTCCAGATAGTCCTAACAGACAATTATTCAAAGTTAAATGTAATCCTTTTTATAAAGATGAGTATGATACAAAAGAAAATGTTTCTTCAACAGGAGAACCTTATATTTCTTATCTTATTCCATTATCAGAAATAATAGCTGTATCTAAAAATGGTTCAGAAATGACTTATTCTACATACGAAAGACAAAAAAGTATTGATTTATTAGAAATAAATCTTGCTCCTAAAGTACAAACAACAGGTATTTTTCCTGATTTTGAAAAAGAATATTCACCTCTGTCAACTTTTGATACAAAAGATGATTCAGAAAATGATTTAATTAGTAATATGAAAATTAAAGATTTTGCTGCAATTATGTTAAAAGCACCAGTTAGTGACAAAAAATGGTTAAATGATTTAATCATACAAATAACAAGTAAATTATGAGTATAGTACTTCCCATTAAGAAAGTTAAAGTTACTCGTTTAAATCCTAAAAGAATAGTGATTTACGGTAAACCTAAAGTAGGTAAAAGCACTGCATTAGCAGGTCTTGAAAACAATCTGATTGTTGATTTAGAAAATGGTTCTGATTTTATTGAAGCAATTAAATATAAAGTTAATAATTTACAAGAATTACTAGATTTAGGAAAAGAAATCAGAAATCAAGGTAATCCTTATAAATTTATTAGTATAGATACAGTAAGTGTATTAGAAGATATGGTATTACCATTGGCTTTAAAACTTTATAAAAATACTCCTTTAGGTAAAAATTTTGAAGGAGATTCTGTATTAACACTTCCTCAAGGAGCTGGTTATATGTACATAAGACTTGCTTTTTTTCAAGTATTAGATTTTATAGATACTCTTGCTGAAACAGTTATTTTATGTGGACATACTAAAGATGCTCAAGTAAATGATAAAGGTGAATTAGTATTAGCAGCAAATATAGATCTTACAGGAAAAATTAAAAATCTATTATGTGCTTCTTCTGATGCTATTGGTTATATGATGAGAAAAGAAGGTAAAACAATACTATCGTTCAAAACAAGTGAAGAAGTAAATTGTGGTGCTAGACCTCTTCATTTAGGTGATAAAGACTTTATAATTACAGAAGTTGTAGATGGTATTCTTACAACAAATTGGGATCAAATATTCAAATAAATAAATAAATAAAAAATGGGATTAAGTACAACAGATTTGGGCGGTGGAGCAGGAGTTCCTAAAACAATTACACCAGGTAATTTAAAATTAAAAATTAACAGATTGGAATTAGAAGATTTTACTTTTATTCCAAATGCTAAACATTTGATTTTACATGTAGAAACAGAACCAATTGAAGGCTTTGAAGGCTTTTTAATTGATAGAGATAATGTTAGTTTAGGTAACTACAAAGGTCAAATTGGTAGGTTAAAAGCTAGTCAATATGCTTATGCAGATGGAGAAACTAAAACAGGAATTAAAATTCAAAGAGATAGAAGTGTTTTGTTATTTTTACAAAACCTTACTAATGCTTTAGGATTAAATGATTGGATGAAAGACCAAGATAATAAACATAATACAATTGAAAGTTTTGTTGAAGCTTTTAATAAAACAGCTGATTTTAAAAATAAATATCTTACTTTTTGTATTTCAGGTAAAGAATACATGGGTAAAACAGGGTATTTAAATTATGACATGTATTTACCTAAAAGTGAAAAAGGTAAATATGCTTTTGGTGAAGAATCAAAAGTAATTGTATATAATGAATCTATTCATTTGAAAAAAACAGAAGTTAAAGATTTAAAAAGTTTTGGGGATGATAACTTAAACATTCCTTCTAAAATAAATTCTGATTTTAGTTTAGATTAATAATTTTAATATGAAAGGGTCTAGTATATAGACCCTTTTTTTTAATAAGACATTATGATTAGTACTGTAAATATTATTAGTGATTTAAGAGATGTTTCTAAACAATGGGTTTTTGAACATTATCTTAATTTATATGAAAATTTAATAGGTCAAAATGTAAAAATATCATCAGTATTTAATAGTGCTGATAAAACCCCTTCAATGTGGGTTTATTATGATGATAAAAGCAATCAATACAGATTTAAAGATTTTTCAACTGGTGAAGGAGGAGATCATATTGAATTAGTTAAAGTATTATTTTCTTTAAATAGTAGAGGTGATGCTGTATTTAAAATAATGACTGATTATGAAAATTATTTAAAAAATAGTGATTTAAACAATAATAGTTTACAAAATAAACTTAATATAGTTAAACAAGATAGATTTAAAGTAACTGATTATGAGATTAGATTCTGGAATACAATAGATTTTAATTATTGGAAACAATACAAGATAAGTTCTTTTAACTTAGGTCATTATGAAATAAAACCACTTTCTTTTTTTAATATGGAAAAAAAAGATTTGAATGGTAATATAATTAAATATGAGTTTAATAGAAATAAACTTTATGGGTATTTTACAAAAAATGGTGATTTATATAAAATTTACATGCCTGATAATACAGCTAAAAAGTTTATAAAAATTAAGAATTATTTACAAGGTTTTGAACAACTTACTTATAGTACTAAATATTTAATTATAACATCTTCTCTTAAAGACTTAATTTGTTTTAACAACCTTAACATCCAAAACATTGAAAGTATTGCTCCTGATAGTGAAAACAGCATGATAAATGAAGTACAAATGAAACAATTACTATTAAAATATTCTAAAATTATAGTTTTATTTGATAATGATATTCCAGGTGTTAAAGCTGCTAAACAGTATAAGTCTAAATATAACATTGATTACATCATTTTACCTTTAGAAAAAGATTTATCTGATTCTATTAAAGTACATACAGAACATACTGTTAAATTACAATTATTTCAATTATTAAAAAATGTAATATGAGTTGGATTTATAAAGGAAAAGAATTTACTGAATTATGTATTCCAGAAAATAGTGTAGGGTTCATATATATAATGACTGCTATTATAGATGGTAAATCAGTGGCTTATATAGGTAAAAAGAACTTTTATTCTAATACAAAAAAACATTTTACTAAAAAGCAATTGCTTTTAAGTACTGATAAAAGAGTTAAAAAGTATAGTAGAGTGATAAAACCTAATTTTATAAATTACTACAGTAGTAATGAAGTACTTAAAAGTGCTCATAAGTCAGGTATTATAATTAAAAAAGAAATATTAATGATTTGTTATTCAACATCAGAATTAACTTATCAGGAATGTAAATTTTTATTTTGTAATGATTGTATTACAGATGATAAATATTTAAATTCTAATATTTTAGGACGTTTTTTTAGAAACAATTTAAAAATATAAACATGAAAGAAGAATTAGAAAACTATTTAGACGAAGAATTAAACAACATACGAATTGAATTTTCAGAATGGCACACTCTTACAAAAAAAGATAGAACTGTAGCTAAAACCAGAGCTAAAACATTATTGGGAATTAAAGTTTTTATTAACAACTTAACTGTACCTTCTGTTCAACCAAATAACATGAAAACAATATTTAATGCAGAAGAAAAATTAACTCTTTTAAAAAAAGAATATAATACTTATCCAGAAGCTGAAGAAGGAATTAAAGAATTAATACCAGGAACTTATCAAGTTCAAAAAGTATTTGTTAAAAATTAAATTATAATTATGAAAACAAAATATAAACTTACACCATTTTATATAAATGGAGTAAAAGAAAGCCCGAAAGATTTAGATTTTGCAATTACACCGTGTTTAGTGTTTGCAACAGTAGATAAAACGGAAATAGATAATACAGGATTTGTTTACGGTTTAGCCTTAAATTGGGGATATTGGGCAATAGGAATAGCATTATATAAAACTTATTTAAAAGATAACGATGAAAAAGACAGGCAAAGAGTGGTTTGACACTTTAAGTGAGTTAGAACAAAAACAATTCAAAGAAAATGATCTTTATTTTGAAAAAAGAATGGAGGAAAAAACCACTTTCTCTACTTTTATTGGAACTGCTTTTATTTGGGAAGAAACTCCAAAAGAACAGGGGAAAGATTACTGGTGGGATATTTCATGTAGAGAATTATAAATATATGAATATTAAAGAAACATATTTAAGCAAAGCAATTAAAAATCTTATTATTACTAAATGTTATTACGGAATATTTTTAATAGGATTAAATAAAAAATGGAGTACTGAATTAGATACAGCAGGAGTTAGTAAATTAGATATTAATTATCAATTAGAAATTAATGAATCTTTTTGGCTTAGTCTTACTGATAATCATAGAATAGGTATTCTTCTTCACGAAGTTCTTCATATAGCTTTTGGACATTTAACTTCTTATACTCAATTTAGTAATCATAAAATTGCTAATGTTGCTATGGATATGGAGATTAATCAACTGATTGACAAAGGTTTACTACCAGGAGATGAATTATCTTTTGATCAATATATTAATATTGTAAATAAAGTTACTACTGCTATACAGAAAGGTAATTTAACAAATGAAGAAATATTAATAGAAAAATCTAAAATTCCATGTAGAGGAATAATGTTTGAAGATTATGTTGATAGAGGTTGGGATGCTAAAGCAGGTACTAAATACTACTATAATAAACTTATAGAAGCTGAAAAAGAAAAAAGTCTTAATGGTACAACTAATAATGAAGCTTTAGATAATCTTTTAGAAGATATTGCTAATAATAATATTCCTCAACATGGTACTTGGAAAGAATTTGAAAACTTAACAGAAGCTGAAACAAAATTAATTATTGCACAAACCCAAAAATTATTAACTGATGCTAAGGAACAAACTCTTAAATCTAAAGGGATTGTTCCTAATGAAATAGAAGGTTTAATAGTAATTGCTGAAATTACTCCTCCTAAATTTGATTGGAAAGGATATATTAGAAAATTTACAGGTGTTAATACAAAAGTCTATACTAAACAAAGTAGAAGAAAAGAAAATACAAAATTTCCAGATAATTTAGGTCTTAAAATTAAAAAGAAATCACATTTATTATTAGCAATTGATACAAGTGGTTCTGTAACAACTTCTGAATTAACAGAATTTATGAATGAAATACATCATATTTATAAATTAGGTGTTGAAATTACCATAATACAATGTGATTCTATAATACAATCTATTAAACCTTATAAAGGAGATTTTGAACTTACTGTTTATGGTAGAGGAGGAACAAAATTTAATCCTGTTATAGAATATTATAATGATAATTATAACAAATATACAAGTTTGATATATTTTACTGATGGAGAATGTAATCCTCCTATAAAACCTAAAGGTAAAATATTATGGGTATTATCTGAAAGATCAAGTATGAATAAAAATCTTCCGGGATTTGTAATTAAACTTGAAATGTAAACATTTACTTAAAAATTTAAATTTTAAAAACAATGAGTCAAAAAAAAGCAAGTAATCAAGTTGAATTAAATTCAGAAGAACTTAAAGTGTTTTTAAAACACATGATTAGCAATAATAATTTTATACAAAAACAAGGTAAAATTCCTGTTAGTATTAATGTAATGGGAGAAGCAGGAATAGGTAAAACATCAAGTATTATAGAACTTGCTAAAGAACTTGATTTACAATTAGTTAAAATTAACCTTAGTCAATTAGAAGAAATAGGTGATTTAGTAGGTTTTAATATAAAAGAATTTCAAATTGAAAATTCAGAAGGTAAAACTACTTGGATTATTGAACAACAAATTGAAACTGCTATTAAAAAAGGATATAAAATTATAGGGAAAAGAATGTCTTATGCAGTTCCAGAATGGATACAAGGTAAATCAGAGAATGGGATTCTCTTTTTTGATGATTTTAATAGAGCAGATTCAAGATTTATTACAGCTGCTATGGAAATTATAGATAGACAAGAATATATTTCTTGGAAATTACCTAAAAATTGGACAATAATTCTTTCTCAAAACCCTGATGATGGAAATTACATGGTTAATAGTCAAGATTTAGCTCAACAAACTAGATACATTTCTGTAAATTTTAAATTTGATGTTAATGTATGGTCTAAATGGGCTGAGAAAACAGGTATGGATAATAGGTTAATTAATTTTTTAATAATGAACCCTGAATTAGTAACTAAAACAGTTAATCCCAGGATTATTACTAAATTCTTTGATTCTATTAGTTCTATTTCTAATTTTAATGAAAAATTACCATTAATTCAAATGATAGGAGAAGGCTCTGTAGGTATTGAATTTACATCTATGATTACAATGTTTATTAATAATAAATTAGATAAAATCATTTCTCCAAGAGCTATTTTTGAAAAAGAAGAATCTCAAGTAGTAAACATTTTAACTTCTTTAATAGGTGTTGAAAAAGATTATAGAGTTGATATAGCAAGTGTTATAGTAACAAGACTTATTAATTATTGTGTTTTATTTGCTGCTACTAATGTAGTTTCTGAAGATATGATTAAAAGAATTATTGTTTTAATCAGTAACCCTAATCTTTTTACTAATGATTTAAAATACTACATTATAAGAGAACTTGTTAATAAAAATAAAGCTAAATTTTCAAAATTAATGTCAAATACAGAAGTTTTAAAAATATCAGTTCAATAATTTAAATATAAAATATGAAAACTACAATTTTATATATTAGCAGTAATTTACGTAATACTTATATAAAGTTACATAAAGATGTTATTTTTAATGCATCATTTTTAACAGGATGGTATGAAAAAGACTTTCAAAAAATTTTTAAAATTTCTACTGTTTATAAACCTTCAAAAACAGACATTTTATATTTATTACCAAAAGTTATTATTCCTAGAAATAAACTTAAAAATATTTGTACTAATGAAAATATTAATGTTACAAAAAAGTTTAAAGAATCTAATATTATAATTTGTAATAATCTTAGTCTAAACTCAATAGTGCATAATTATAAATATTATCAAGTTAATACTGAAATTTTTAAAAAATTTATTACTCTAGATATATTTAAAAGTCACCCTGATAGTATAAGAATATCAACATTTTTAAATGATTATAAAGAAGAAGCTTTGTTTATAGATTATTATTTAATGGATATGCTAAATAGAAAGTTAAATGTTGATTATGACAGTATTAATTTTTGTTCTCCTCACAGTGATTGTGAAGAATTATTAGATTTTATTATAGATAAGCCTATATATGATGAATCTGATTTATCTGAATATTTAACAACTACTGATAGTATAATAATTAATAAAGAAAGTTATGATCAGCTAACTCTGATGTTTAATAGTAAACAAGATTTATCATTGGCAATGTCTGTAATGACTAATTGTAATTATTCAGCTAGTTATGCTTATTTACTATTATTACTACATCTTAATAGAGATGCTATTTATTATAGTGATAATCTTAAAAATGTTGATTTTGCATATTTTTTATATTGCATGGGGTTAAATCATAAAATAAATTTAGATAAAGACTTTTTAATTTTTTTACTAAAATTAAAAAATCAATTTAATACTACCAATTTAGATATTATAATACCTCATATAAAACATGAAATTACAAATTCAATTGCAACGAATACTTTTATAGTAAAAACAATCACTCTTAATGAAGATCTATTAACAGATTTAGGTACTAATTATACTTATACATTTTAAAATGATAATAAATTCTCTTTATAAAAAATATTTTCAAAAATCTAAGATATTTTTATACCCTCTTTTAAATATTCATTCAGAATGCACTTTTAAACCATTAGAAACTTATTTCTCTTGGGATAATGTGTATAGTAATGAAGACCTAAAATTAATATGTGTTTACCATACTCCTAATATGACAACATATATAAATTTTGAAAAAAATATATTATTAAAACATAACAGATTATATGATTACCATAAAATAGATAGTACTACAAGTGTATATGTATTTGACTTTTCTGATTTAAGTAAAGATTGGAATTATATTGTTACTGGAAAATATAGTAAAATAAACCCTGTTTTAAAACAAAAAATATTAAGTTATTTTAAAAACAACATGGCTAATAAAATATATATTTCAAGTTACTTATATCCTGAAGTTTACTACGGTAATTATGCTAAACTTTTAGGAGTAAATCCAGAATTACTTGAAGAAGTAGGTGAATTATGTACTATACCAGATTTAAATAAAGAAATTTTATTAATTAAAAGACCTACTTTAAAACAAGTGGATTATCTTTGTGATTTAAAACCAAATTATGAATGAAAAATCAATGATGTTAGTTCAGGCTACCTGGAATGAACAACAAACTTTTAGAATGATTCCTATTACGGAACATTGTCCTTATGTAGAATGTATTTTTGATCCTACTACTAAAGTATTAGTAATTATATCAACTATTAAAAAAACAACACTTCACATGTTGCCTAAATTAGATGAATATGGTATAGCAATTACTGGAACAAAAGGTATGAAACAAGATAGACATAAAACAGAAGTATTTCAAGAATTTTATATTGAAGATAATACTGCTATTGAAAGTTTACTTGGTTTATTTGCAGCTAATTTTTTAAAATTTGATTATAAAACTTTTATGGATAAATAAAAGATATAATTTTAATTTTAATTGTAAAAGAGTGTTTAATAAGCACTCTTTTTTTTGTTAATAAAAATAAATTATGGAAAATCATATAAGAACCCACTGGGTTATGGATTTTGAAACTTTATCTAACTGTTTTATAGGTGTCTTTGAAGCTGTTAATTCTGAAAAAACAAGAACCTTTGTAATACATGAAAGTAAAAATGATTTACAAGAATTTTTAACTTTTTTAAAAGTAAATATTGCATTTGATGAATGGCATGTAAGTTATAATGGAATATCTTTTGATAGTCAAATTACAGAACATATTCTTAAAAATGCAAATTATTTATCTTTAATGAAAGGACAAGATGTTGCAAAATGGATTTATGGTAAAGCACAAGATACAATTGAAAAATCTAGAAATAATGAATATTCTGATTTTCCAGAATGGAAATTAAGCATTCAACAAATTGATGTTTTTAAAATTAATCATTGGGATAATCAAGCTAAGAAAAGTTCTCTTAAATGGATTCAATTTAGTATGGATTACCCAACCATTCAAGACATGCCTATTTCTCATACAGAATGCGTTACATCTGATCAAATACCTATGATAATTGATTACTGTATCAATGATGTTAAATCTACTAAAAAAATATTACATTTATCAAAACCATTGCTTAATGTAAGAACTACTATTAAGAATAAATATGGTTTGAATTGTTACAATTATTCTAATACTAAACTAGGTAGTGAATTACTTTTAAAATTATATTGTGATGCCACAGGTAAAAATCCTTTTGAAGTAAAAAAATATAGAACTTATAGAGATAGTATAGACATTGGTAAAATATTATTTCCATACTTTAAATTTCAATCTGCTCCTTTTATCAGTTTTTTTGAAATGCTCAAAACAAAAATAATTTATAATACTAAAAATGATTTTGAATATACAGCACAATTTAAAGGGTTTACTTTTTATTATGGTTCAGGAGGTATTCATCAATGTATTAAAAGTGGAGTATATAAAGCAGATGATGAATTTATTATTAAAGACCTAGATGTTGCCTCTCTATACCCTAGTATTGCTTGTGTAAATGAAATGTATCCAGAACATTTAGGAAAAGAATTTTTTAAAGTATATAAAAATGATCTTGTAGACGTAAGATTGGCAGAAAAAGTTAAACCTAAAGCTGATAAAGATATGGCTATTATAGAAGGGTTTAAGGAAGCCAGCAATGCGGCATTTGGTAATAGTAATAGTGAATATTCTTGGCTTTTTGATAGTAGTTATGCTATGGAAACAACTATTAATGGTCAACTTCTTATTACAATGTTAGTAGAAGATTTATTAATAAATATACCAGAAGCTAAATTACTACAAACAAATACAGATGGTGCTACTCTATATTTTTCAAAAAAATATGTAAATATTTATGAATCAATTTGTAAAAATTGGGAAAAAATAACAAAGTTAACTTTAGAATTTGCTGATTATAAAGCAATGTATGTTTGGGATATTAATAATTACATAAGTATTTATACAGATGGTAATTATAAATGTAAAGGTAGATTTGAATGGGAAGATCTTGCAAATCATAAATACACTCATTTACATAAAAATAAAAGTTTTTTAATTATACCAAAAGCTATTTTTAATTATTTTGTAAATGATATTGATCCTGAAACTTTTTTAAAAGAAAATCAAAATATATTTGATTATTGTGGTGGTGTAAAAATTAAAGGTGATTGGGCTTTTGAAGAACATTTTGTAGTCAAAAATGAATATAAAATAAACAAATTACAAAACACTATTAGATATTTTATTTCTAATTCAGGAAGTAAAATAATAAAAGTGAATAAATCTACTAAAAAAACTATTCAAGTAGAGGCTAGTAGATGGATGCAAACTGTATATATTAACCATAAAGAAAAAGAATTTTCTGAATATAATATTAATTATGATTTTTATTTAAAAAAAATAAAACAAGAAATACAAAACATAGAACCAATTATTAATCAATTTAAATTATTTGATAATGCCTAAAAAAATAAAATTAATTACTAAAGCAGACTTAATAAATGTAAGTCTTCCAGAGCATAAACCTAGTTACACTGTTATTTCACATGAATTTGTAATAGAACATTGTCGTAAAGCTCTTACTGAAAAAGGATTTATAATAATGTCAGAAGAATATAGAGCAACTTCAGATGGACAAATTGCACAAGGAATTTATAAATTACATTTTAATACAGATCCTGAATTATCTATGATGCTTGCATGGACTAACAGTTATAATAAACAAGTAAAATTTAAATGTGTAGTAGGAGCTTGTATTAATAATACAGGAGCTTCTATGATATTAGGTGATATAAATACTTGGATTAGAAAACATACTGGAAAAGCAGATATAGAAAGTAGTAATATTATTAATAATTATATTGATAATGCTTATTCTTACTATAATCAATTGTGTTCTGATAAAGCATCAATGGAAGGTATTAATATAAATTTAAGAAAACAATCTCAATTATTAGGAGTATTATTTGCTGAATATGATATTCTTAGTATAGATCAAGCTAGTTTAGTAAAAAGATTAATGACAACAGCTAATCCTATTTTTCCTAATCCTGATACTTTATGGACTTTTTATAATTATATTACAGTAGCTTTACAAAATTCTCATCCTAAAACATGGATGGAAGATCAAAGATTATTACACTATTTTATAACTATTATTGCTAATTTTACTAAAATAGAAGTTGAAATTGTACCTTTAGAACCAGAAGTTATTATAGTAGATAAACTTTTAAGTAATTATGGTCAACCTGAAAATCAAGTAAATCAAATTGCTGAACTTACAAATGACCCTACAGTATTAGAACCTACAATTCCTAAAAATGAAACACTTTCTTTAACACCTACAATTGAAGATATAGAATTATTTAATGAAGAATTATTTAATGAAGAATTATATTATGGTAATACAGTAGATGCTAAAGATGCTGATTTAAGTATGCCACAAACATTAACAAACAATACTGATTTTGATTTAAGTGATTCTGATTTAGATTCTGATTTAGCAGTAGACTTTTTTTAATCTAAAAGGAGGTAGTAAAATATCTCCTTTTTAATACAAAACTTATGGATGAACGTGACCACAAAGCAATTAATAAAAACCTAAACCCTGATTCTTTAAAAGATAATGTTACTAAAACTTATTCATTAGATGAAGTAAGAAATATTGTGACAGAAATGGAAAATGAAGCTCAAACTGGCTTATATGGTGGAAACCGGTGGGATATGCAAAAAAGATTAGGTAGAATTAGAGATAAATGGAATTTAGGGTATTAATTAATAATTAAATAAGTTATATGAAAGAAGTAATTACAGAATTAACAAAAAAAATTGATGCAATAAAAAATAGATTAATTTTTGATAGAATTGTTGAAAAAGTAACTCTTGAAGAAACTTTTAATTTAGAAATAGAATTAAATAAAATGTTTCCAAGATTAAAAAAAATTGTTAAAATTACAGATCAATCCGAATATTGGTATTGGAATGATGGTAGTAATGGAGGTTTACTTTTAATAACTTTTTATCCTCAAATAGATTGGAATGGTAATTTAGCATTAAATCTTAATATGGAAATTAACTATATATAAATTATGGATTCAGAAAGAATTAGAGAAATACAGCAAAAAACATATTATTCTGATAGTTTATTAACAGTTGTAGTTCCAAATTGGTTAAAAGATTGTCCATTAGTATATGATTGGTGTAACTATAATGGGAAAATTTATTTTGCTAGTTTAAATTATGAAGAAAGTGAAATTGCAAATAAACCTATTTTTGATTTAGCTTATTGTGCTACAAAAGCAATGAATGGAATTTACATAATGCGCCGGCAGTGGAATCCAAAAAAATTTAAAAAAATTTAATAAGTAAAATAAAATAAAATGGATTTAAGAATTGAAAACATCTTTTGGGAAGAAATGAAAGGAGATACTTCTTTTCAGGAAAAACCAACGGGATTGGAATTATTATTTAATAGACATAATTTTAAACATCAAATTGAATTAAGAAAAACTTGGTATAGAGGAATAAAATATGGTATTGAAATTGGACTAAGAAAAGCTAGTTTAGAAGGACAAAAACTTGAATTAAATTGCAATACTAAAAACACTAAACATAAAGAATTTGTTGAAAAATTTTATAAACTTGCTGAAGAATATAAATGTGCAATTCAATATCATCCGGAAATAGGAATGGTTATTATAAGTCGTGAAAATACATTATACTAAATTAATAATTTTAATTGCAATGAATAAAAGAAAAATACATAATGAAGAAATAGATTGTCCACATGAAGTATCATTAGTGCGATGTGATTTATGTACTAAACAATGGGTAGCAGTTCGTCCAGAAGGTATAAAAAAATTAGAATGTCCTAATTGTGAAAACATGGTTTACTTTGAAAATATTCAAGAATCTTAACTAAATAAATTAAAATAAAATGATAGAACAAATACAAAAAGTAGAAAAATTTCATAAAGCTTTTGGACAAAATGATGGTCAACACCCTAGATTTTTAACAACAGAAGAATATGATCTAAGACATAAGCTAATGGCTGAAGAAAATAGTGAATATAAAGAAGCTTGTGATATTAAATCACTTGTTGAAATTGCAGATGCTCTGGGAGATCAATTATATATTTTATGTGGTACAATTCTACGTCATGGAATGCAACATATTATAGAAGATGTTTTTAATGAAATACATTCTAGTAATATGAGTAAATTAGGAAAAGATGGAAAACCTATTTTACGTGAAGATAAAAAAATATTAAAAGGACCTGATTATTTTAAACCTGATTTAAATCAATTTATTAAAAATAACTAATATGAACTCAATACAAATAAGAAAAGCTCTTATAGAAGCTTATATAGCAGGTGGAGCAGCTATTATTGATACTGATTCAAAAGAATATCTTAATAAACAAGATGGTATTGAATGGTATAATAATGAATTTGGATTATTAGATGTAACTGAACAAGAAGAAATATAAAATTAAGGGAGGCTCAGGCTTCCCTTTTTTTTCTGCTAACATTATTATCTAGTAAGAGATTCGTATGATTTAATAGATTCTTCTGGATTAAAATTATTACCTGAAAATCCTATTAATTTTAGAAAATAAGCCCATGATTTATTATCTCCTTTTTCCCAAACACCTGTATCTCTTTGATAAGTTAATTTATCTTCACTCCAAGTAAGAAAAAATTGATCTGCAAAAATTCCTATTTTTTTCAAAGTATTAGTAGCTGCTGTAGGAGATTGTAGTAATCTCATTCCTTCTTTCCATCCAACAATAGGATAATATTGTATAGTTTCTGATTTTAATCTTATTAATTGATAGTAAACATGATTATAAATAGTACTATTTTTTAAATCTTCATCATCATCAGCAGCTGAGGCTAATATAAAAAGTAAACTCATTGCAGTAACTATAAGTACTAATTCTCTCACTGTTTTATTAATTTGAGATTTTTGATAAGGAGTATAATTACTCCATTCTTTGATTATATTTTTTCTATATAAAAATACATCTTTTACTAATGTATTCCAAAAAGTTCTATAAAAGCCTTGAGTTATATCATCAGCTTCATAATCATAAGAAAAGCTTTTAAACCTTCTCATATAAGCTGGATACATGTGTTTACGGTACATAAGCAATAATCTACCTACTGAAAGTCTTTGTGCTGTTGATTTATCAAAATCATTGTAAACACCTTGTAAGCTTTTATTTATTGCATGTAATCTATTAGTAAAATCAAATTGTTTTTTTTCTGTAAAATTTGTATTTTCTATTACACCATCTTTACCATATTTTTTATGGGCTTCAAATAAACTCATTTCTTTATTAGTAACATTATCTATTACTTTTTCAGCATCCATTAATGCAAACATTGTAGTAATTTGTATTTCATGTTCTACGGCATGCATCATTGCAAATAAGCTATTAGTATTAAATAATCTTAAAAATGCAGCTTGAGTAACCTTTCTTCCATATTCATCTTTAAATTCTCCTTGCATAGCATCATAAAGTTCTGCTAATTGTCCTTCTAATGTAACAGGTCTTGTTTTACCAAAATCTCTTAAAAAAGCAGCACCTAATTTGTAGTTTAATTTACCATTAGCTAAGTTTCTTGAATTAAAATATTGACCAGAAGCCGCTTCAATAATTAATTGAATATTACCTTGAACACCATTAGCAACTGCTTTCATAGGATCTAATGCTAATCCACTTATAGCAGAATATCCTATTAAAGTATCTGTAATTTTAGCAAAATCAATAGAACCATATTTTTCAATTTTAGACATTTCACCATAAACTACCATATCTATAAAAGCATCTAAATGTTTTTCAGAATTAGAAGTTTCACTTTTATTAATATATTTTTTAATATTATATTTTTTAGCAAAAGCATCTAATATATTTTCACCACTAGAAGTAGTTTCAACAACTTTTCTCTTTTTAACTATAGTTTTTAACATAGCTGTTTCACCAGATATTTCATTTATAGCATTATAATTTTGAGCCATTTGATGAAATAGTAAAACAGATCTTGTTACATCTAAACTTATGTCATTAACATCTATTTTTTGAATAAAATAAGTTGGTATAAATTTAACTTCTTGTCCTCCTAATGAAGTTAAACTTGTTTTTTCATTACTATCTTTAAAAGTAAATCCTTCATCACCTTCTTCTAAAGGATTTACAATAGTTTGTTGATCAGTATTGTTAAGGACAGATCCTACATCATACACTTGAGTAGTAAGTTTATCAGATATAATTCTTTTAATAGTGCTACCTATTGTATTTTCAGTTGCTCTTTCCCAATCTGTTTTAGGAACATAAGGTAAAAAGTAACCTGGTCTTGATGTTTTAGGTAATAATTTTTGATCTTCTAAATAAGTATCTAAATTTATTTTATGTAATTCTCCTTTTACATTTTTAGGAATACCATCTTTAGTATAAAGATCTAACCATTTATTATTTATCCATTTATCAGAAGGCTCAGATAATTCTCTATTATATGTAATTTCACCTTGAAAATTTGTATTAGTTACAGAATTTAACCAAAGAGCATATTCAGAATCAGTTATTACCTTTGCTTCTAATAATCTTTTCTTTTCATTAATTATTTCATCTCTTTCAGCTTTTGGTTTAGGTTGTTTATTTTGTTGTAACCATAATCCAATTTGTTTTCCTGTTGGTTTTGGATTTGAATTAAAAAAATTATTTCTAGCTTTTGTATAACCATTATAATCATATTTTTGAACAAATGCAGGTCTAAGAACAGTTTCTTCAGTACCATCTTCTTTAATTAATTTTGTTTCAAGAAGTTCATAAATACCTTCATTAAATTCTTTAGGATTACTTTTTGACTTACTATTTATTTTTTCATAAGCATCAAATTTATCCATTATTAAATCTCTTGTTTTTAATGTAACAAGTCTAGCTTTTTCTAATTGGTATTTAACAGATTTAGCAAATAATGCTAATACAGCATCTGGAGAAGAAATTAAAGGTCCTATTAAATAATCTAAAGTAGATTCATCTCTAAGAGCTTGTTTTAATAAATTTTCTAAACCTTTTTTATCTAATTTAAGACTTAAAACTGTTTCTAAACTTAAAGTAGCATTAGCTAATTCTCTTTTAGAAGAACCAGGTGTAGATTTTAAAGTATTAATTTTATCTTGATAATATTTTATTTGTTGCTCTAAATTTTTAGATTCATAACCACCTTTAAATTGCCATAAATAATCAGCCATTAAAGGAATACCCTCTTCTTCAAAAGATTCTTGAATATAATTACGTATAGTAAGAGCTTGAGATAATTTATATTGAGGAGTAAACTTGCCTAAACTATCTTTGATTTCATTATCATTAGAATTTAAAAAAGATTCTTTATTTAATATAGATATTTCATCTAGCATATTATAACTACTAGCATACTCATATATAGCCATTAACTCTTTAATAGCTTCTTTTCTAGGTAAAGTATCTTTATTTTTTATAAACTTAGCATATCTTTTTTTTACTTTAATAGAATCATTATATGCAATAGTAATAAATTCATCTATTCCTGCTACATCATCTAAATTTTCTAATTTTTTAATAGTATTTTCAATACCTAATTGTTTAGCCGTTTGATTAGTAACTACTTTCTTTTTTAAAATAGCTAATTGTTTATGCAAATAGATTTTAATATTATCAATAAGATTTTTAAAATCAGTAGATTTATCTTCTATATCAGATTCTTCACCAATAATATCTTCTACACTTTCAGTTTCTTCTGCTGTATCTAAAGGGTTTATATTCTCATTTTCTGGATAAGTTTTATTCCATAATTTAATAGCTTCTGATTTTACACCATTTGCTTTTTTTAATATTTCTTTCCATTCTTTAGAACTTTTATTGGGACAACCTAACATAATTTAGACATTAATTTATTCATAATACTATTAATTTTATCTATAGATGAAGCATAGGCTATATCATTAATATAATCTTCTATATCTTCATATTTCATTGCTAAAATTACATCAATTTTATTATTTTTAACTAAATTATTTACATTAGTTAATACTTTTTCTTTTTCTAACCTTAATAATTTAGTATCATCTTTATATTCAAAAGGAGTTATTATTTTACCTGTATTTAAATCTAAATCAGTCATAAGTATTGTATCACTTATAATGTCTATTAAATTATAATATCCATTTAAGTTTTTAACATATTTTCTATTTTCAGAAATAAACATTTCAGGTTCTTTTCCTAACTGTTTAAATAATTTAAAAAATTGATTTTGATCTGTTTCTAAATCAGATTTAACATTAGCATCAATTAGTATAGTATCTTCATTAATAAACTCTTTAAACTCTGATATTGTTTCTGGAGAATTAAGAATGATAATTTGTTCAGGTTCAAATACTACAATTTCTTTACTTTCAAAACCATATTTATCTTTAATATCATTTTCATTACTTAAATAAATTATAGAATCATTATTAGGATATTCTTTTTCAAAAACATCTTTATTTCTACCTAAATACTGTATTTCTTGTTTATCAGTTTGAATAGGGTTAATACTATTTACAATGCTAGGGTATATGATTCCTTTAAGTTCTTTATTAACATTATTTACATAATTTATTTCTGAACTGTAAAATACACCATTTACATAAACTTGAGAGTAATCATCTACAGTAGTTTTATTTGTCAATCCTATTCTTTTATCAGCTCTAAATACAACTTCTTTAACCTTACTATCAGGTATCTTACTGTTTATAAAAGATTGTATTTGTTCATTACTATAACCATCATAAGCTGATTCTATTAATTTTAAATCATTTATGTTTTGATTTTGTTCTGAGGTTAAGTTTGAAGGTGTTTTTTGAAAAGGTAATCCTTCTGGAAATTGTTCATTTAAAGTAGCTGAATTTATAGGCTTAACTTCACTTCTAATTAAACTTCTAGGATATTTTTTAGCTACTTCTTTTAAAGCTGCTATTTTAGTATTAATTAATGCTTGAGAAGTATATTCTTTTTTAGGTAAATTTTTATGTAGTTCTGTTAATACATCATTAGCTTCTTCCCATGTATAAATTTTATTAAATCTTTCATCTTTATTAAAACTTCCACTATAATCAACAAGCATATATCCGTTTTCATTTTCTTTACCTACTATTTGCTCTGTTGGTAATATATCTACAAAATCAGCTGTTTCTGCATTTCTTATTACGTTTTGTTCAATACTATTAATACTTTCTTTTAATGTTTCATTAGTTTGAGTTGGTTGAATACCTGTAGTGTGTTTGTCAATAAAATCAAATTCATTACTTTTTAATCCTATTATTGTCTGATTACTACTATTGGTTATATCATAATATTTAAACATTTCATCTTCATAAACTTTTGAAGTTTTATATATTTCTCCTTTATATTTAACGTTTAAATTTAAAAAATTATAAGTTTTGTTAATTTCAGGTTTAATTAATACACCATATTTTTGGTCAAGTACTTTATTTACACCATCAATAATTTTCTTAGTAGAATAAGGAATATCTTCATCATATTCAAGTCTAAAATTATTACCTGTAAGCGTAATACCAAGCTCATTGTGGTAATGTTTTAAATCATCTATTACAGCAGCTAAGTTAGGCTGTATAGTAGTTACATTATTTAAAGATGGGTATTTAGTATAACTAACCCCAAGTAACTCAGATTTTTTATCTTTATTAACTTTTTCAGAAGCATCCCAAACACTACCTGAATATACATCAATATTAGAAGCCCAAAGTATATCTTCTGATTGTGGGTTTATTTTAAATCTAATTTTTCCTCCCCCACCTTCTAAATGTCCTATTTTCTTATCAACAGGTTTAGTTATTGCAGAAATAGTAAATTTACCTCCTGCTTTTTCATTATCTTCAATATGATGTAGTAAATTTTGCATCATAAGGTTGACATCAAAATCAGAATAAGCTCCTAAAACAGAAACAAATTCTTGACCTCTTGAATAAACTTCTTCTGGATTATATTGAATGTTATTTACTTTTTTCCACTCTTCTATTATTTCTTTTGATTGTTCGTATTCTTTGTTTTTTTCTATAAAAGAAGTTAAACTACTTTCATTATATTTTTTATTAACATAATTTTCTTTCATTTCTATAGGAAACCCTTGAGAATCTTCAAACCATTTTCCGTTTTCTTTATAAAAATGAGCACCTTCATAACCAAAATCAATAATTGTACTAAAATCAGGTTTATTAGGAATATTAATATCACTTAAATCAACATCTTTAATACTTTTAGTTAATTGAGTAATATGATTACTTGCTTCTTGATAAGTTTTATGCTTAACATTATCAGGAGTAGTATATTCTACTTCATATCCTGGAAGTATAAGTTTACTATTAGTGTAAGCTAATACATCAGATAAATCACCTAATGTCATATTATCAGGTAGTTTATCTATTTCTATTTTTTTTTGATTTAAAAGACTTCTAACAAAAGACTTCATTTCTTTAAGTAACCTTTTAAGTAAAGATATTAGTTTTCCATCTTTTACATTGTCAAGTTTATTAGCGGTCATTAATCCTAAAAGCTCAACTAATGCTTCTTCTTGTTGTTCTTCTAGTGTATATTTAACTTTTTCTATTTGAGAATTTATATAATTTAATGCTTTTTCTTTATCAAAATAAGAACGTGTTTCACCAGTAATTTTATTTCTTACAGTACTACCTTGTATAATTTCAAAATTATTTCTATTATCAACATCCTTAGTTACATAATCTCTCTTAATCCTATCTAATACTTCTTTACCTATACCTGTTTCAAGTTCTTTAAGAAGGTTTTGGTATAGTTCAGAAGTTTTACCTTCTCCCCAAGTACCATCTTTTCTTTCTGTATTTTTAATAGCTCTAATAATAGGATGTCCTAATATTTCATGTATAGGAGTATCTAATGTAGCGTAAGCCAAATTGATATAAGCAATACCATTTTCTATTTTACCTTTATAATCTTTAGTTCTATCAGATTCAAATTTAATAGGTATTCCTATTCTGTCAGATAGTCTAGCTGCTAAATCTCTAATAGTTTTTTCAGAAGCTACAATACCTTTATTAGAATTAGTTTGATTTTTTTGAAATTGTATATCATCTTTTAAATAATTGTTTTGTTCTGGTGTAAGACTTGATTTTGAATCAAAATTATTAGCAGACATTAATTCTTCAATAGTAGGAAACCTATTGTTAATATTATT